GTCTTGATTGCATCACCGTCACCAATGAACTGTTGCTCAGTGAAACGGTTAATACCAAGCATATCGTTGGCTGCAACCGGAGGAATAACCATAACACGATTATCCATCGGAACATCAGCATTATCCAGAAGAAGAATCATCTTCCGAATACCGGCATCCGCAATGTCGGCAGCGTTAGACGTACCACCTACAAAGTCCGTAGTACCATCACTACCAATCTTTGCTTTTTCAAATAGTGACGTACCTGAACCACCTACGGTTCCACCTTGAAGACCTTCAATCAAAGTGAACAAGTCCGTATCTACTTGCGTAGCGAGTGCATACCCAGCATCGTCGGTGTAGAACCGGCGAAGCGATTGGAGGGCCTGAACTTCAACAATGTCTTCAATGACTACGGAATATTCGTAGTGCTTATTAATGGACAGTTGAACTTCATTATGCGTATCACCTTGCAGCGTAACTTGCGTGTTTGCTGCTTTAGCGTTAGCGGAACCACGTACTGGCGCAGGAATGTGAATCGTGTCACCTTTCTTACCAGCGTGATTAATTTTAGTAACGACATTACCCAGGACAAGATTTTTCTTGTACCCTGCAATAACCTCGTCCGACCACAACTCAGGAATAAATTTCGCTGCCGTTGTCGTAGTCTGTTGTGCAGTACCCAAAGCCATTGTATTTCTCCTCTAGCTCTTTATAGTTATTTAACTCTACCTTCCGCATAAGCCTCTAGAATTTCATCTTGAAGTGCTTCATAACGAGAAGGCTGTGTTGTTTTAAGTCTGATTAGATCAGCCCTACGGTAGATTTTCTTACCGACTGTGGAATCGGAAGACGAACGGGAAATTGCTTTTCCATTCCTTAAAGCAGCTTCACGTTTTGCTGCCTTTTCCGCTTCTGCCTCAGTTGTGTTGGTAATCAGTTTTCGTTCTTTCCAATTACCAATAAGCTCCATAGCTGAATTTAAGTCGTAACTGTTATGGGCTTGTACGTACAACTGAGTACGAATTGGACTTTCCTTTACCCACTCCTGAAACTTACCATCACCTACGATTTCTAAGTAATCAGGATGTGCCGCTTTAAGTTGTTGAGTTGTAACATTAGCCTGTTGTACGGCTTGCTGCTCTTCAAACTGTCGGAACTTAGGATGGTTTTCAATAGCTTTACTGACTGCTTTATCAGGGTTATCAAAAAAATCAACCTCTTCTTCTTTTTCTTGCGGCTCTTGATTAGTCCCGTTTTGATTAGTCGTAAGTTGTTGTTTAAGAATTTGATCGGTTAACTGACGAAGCTCACCTACTTCCTGTCCTTTCCTACCCAATTCCTTTTCCAAGTTTTCATACGAACTAACAATGTCTGTAATCGACTTGCCTTTAAATTTATCGGGGAGTTCCGGTTCTTGAGATTGTTCCTCCTGTATTTCAGTCGGAGTCTCTTCTGCTTGAATATCAGAAAACTGGTTCGTTTCTTCGGGAGTTTCGACCTTCTCCTCAACAACTACACTACTCATAATACTGACCTCCGTCTATAAAGATTGTGGAGTGGTTACACAATAACTGGGATTAGATTATTCTAATTGATCCAGTGCTAATTTGGTAGTCTCCTCTAAATTAATAATCATATTTAGAATATCTACCTGTCCTCTTCTGAGGAATAAAGTTTTTTCATCTTCTATAGTTTGTATGTTTTCCAAAGACTGAGCCATGTCCGTTAGCTCTTCTGTAAAGATTGTCCATGCCTCTGAGGAAAACAAGTCAATTCGTTTTTCTAATACTTCTCTATCCGTCATATTAAGTGGCGGCACTTTTCTTTTTGGTATTTTTAGTTGGGCGATTACCTGTGTTATTCCATGAGTTCATATATGCACGTAAACTAAGACCCGTAGCATCTAGTTGTTCACGGCTAACATTAGCCATTGGCTTGCCATTGTGCGTAATCATTTTACTATTACCAACACCAAACTTTGACTTAGCAGCTTTAGCTGGTGGTTTTGCAGCGGCAGTATTTTCCTTACGACCTCCTGCCATTCCAGCAGCTACAGCCGCACCTGTACCCGCAGCTACCGTTCCACCTGTACGAATATTACTAGCTATAGCTTGATCTCTTTTAGATACGCCTGAAAGCTGACCTTTTTTATTACGTACAGCAGCACCGGAACGTCTACCTTTTTCTGTTTTACCAGCAACAGTTTTTGCAATTTTACCAGTACGAGATGCTGCTTTTGCAGCTTTTGCTCCTGCTGCTTTCCCTTTATTTTTAATAATATTTTTAATTCCTGATTTTGCAACTTTTGGTACTAAGTACCGTAGTCCTGCAATTACTAGGGGAACAAGTGGTGCTGCCATAATTAAAACTCCTTTAGTTTGCCATACGTGCTTTGGCTAGATTAAGAATTGTTTCCGATTGAAGATGTTCAATCTCTGGAATATTACGTATTGTTTCCGACTTAACATTTGCAGTGTCAATGCGTAGTTTTTCAATCCTAGCCATCTTCTCTGCCAATGCAGCTTGACGTTCAACAAGAGCATCTTCAGACTGCTTATCTACAACTTCACTCTGGAACTTAGCAGCATGAGCCATGTCTTTAGTTGCACTTGCCTTCATCTCTTCAATTTCCATTTGCAACTTCATAAGCTCAAGTTGTTGTGCTACCTGTTGAACTTGTTGCGCTTGTGGATCAGGTTGCATCATTTGAGCAATAGCTTGTTGCATTTGATCTCTGTTCGATAGGGAACTATTTTCAAATATGGAAAGTAGAAGCATTGCAAATGGAGGTGTGCCTGGTTGTGTCATGGAAAGCAACTGGATCATTTGTGTCATTTCCAGTTCCTTTGCCATAATACCCATTGATGAGTATGCTTTAAATTTATAATCACTTGCAGGGTATCTTGTCGGATCAAACTGCATGTAACGGAAAGCAGCTTTCTCAACTAGAGGAATTAGGAAGTTTTCCTGAAAGTTCATAATGGTACGCTTTTGACGTTTGATGGACGCTGCCTGAAGCATAGACATACCAGATGCGGTTGAGTTACGTGGATTAGAGAAATTAGAGTTGGCGGTGTCCATTGCTCCTGTACCCATCTGCACCATACGCTCAAGCTCTGCGGCTTCTTTAAACGTATTTTGGCTGATATCCCCAAAGGTCAAAGGCATTAGAGTCTGACGTGGATCGCCATTCGTAAGAATGGTTTTACCCGCCTTAACTTCAAATTTAACACCACGGGGTAAACGTGTAGCGTCTACTCCCAACATTGGATGCGTAGTTAGAGCAAGCGCATCAATACGTGCGCGTAGTTCCGCATCAAGAGCCTTTTGTGGATTGTACCCTTTTTCAGTAATACCTCGACCCCAAAACTTATTTGGAACACGATCATGCTGATAAGCTACAAACGGACGATCACCCATTAGATAAGGATTACGAGTTGCTTTAAGAACACAGTGGTCATTAGCAATAACAACTACAGCTTCAACCAGTTCGTCCTCATCATAGTCAAACTCATCGGATAACCCCTCATCTTTTTCCTCTAGGTATTTTACTGGAACCCGGCCCCAATACTCTATAATTTTAACTTTGTGGTCATCTGAATTGTCGTATCCCATTTCATCTTCATAACCTAAGTCCATTTGCTCGTAGTTGCCAATAGGCTTGTCTTCATAAATACCAGCTTTAACTGCCTCAACAATTTCATATTTAGGTTTGGTAACGATTTGAGCTACACCTAGTGCTTCCTCAATAGTAGTAGCACAGGGATCAATAACAAATTCTTTAGGCGTTAGTGACTCAATTTTAACTTTGATAATTTCCTTTTCATTTACAACAGTATCAGTTGTAAGTGTACCGGGAATAGGAGATTCCATTGGAACTTTTATTGTTTCCTCAACTACATTAACCTTGGCAATACCCGTTCCGTAGATCGCACCGTTTAGTAGAGCCTCAACAATACCGTCTTTAACTTTATGTAAATTTAAATCTTCCTGTAGATTTCTACGAACAACGGCAATGTCTACGGGGTTTTGATCTCCAACATCATCACGTACATCAAACCACTGTTCCTTACCAAAGATAGCTTCCTCAAGTTCCGCTACGGTAGCTTCAATAGCTTGTTGAGTTGCTGGGGAAATTAATCTAGACTTTTCCGAATCTCTAGTTTTATCTTCATAAGACCAAACACCTCGCCAAATACGATAGTATTCATCCCACTTTTCCATGTAGTTTGTATTACGATGATCTTCCCAAGCCTCTATTCGATCCATAATCCAAGCAGCAAGAGATGCTTTCGGATCGTTATAAGCGATGTCGTTAGTATCCTGATACATTATCTAATGGTTCCCATTCGTCTAAGTCTATGGATTGTGCAAAGTCTGCAACTGATACTTGATCAATATAAGCTAACGAGTCCAAAAGATCGTCATGAGATAACGAACTTGGGAAGTCAAGCATTTGTGAAATGAAGTGATAATTCCAATCAGCTTTACGTAACTGGATTTTACCATGTTCCATGCGGCCTTGAAGCGCCCACACAATACGATCCTGCTTTTTCTTACCACCGTGCGTAACGTCTGTAACATTTATCCAACTTCCTCTACTACGCATTTCATCTTCAAGGTAGGGCATGATTGCATTTTTTAATGATCCAGATTCAATTCCAACAATACTTGCACTAACATCTTCCGCTGCTGTTAAAATCTTTTCCGCTGTTTCCTTAATGCCCCATCGACCATGTAGTATATCTCTAACGTACCATTCATCTTGAGATATTTTTACAATGGAAATTGCTGTTTCATCAAGCCTGGAAGATTTAAGACCTCGTTCTCTGGATGACTGTTCAAATCCTGCTGGATCAACTGAGATAACATATTGACCTGAAACAACTGAATCATCTTCAAATACTTTATCGTCAGCGTATCGAACCCATTCCTCTTTAAATACACCGCCTGAAAATGATTCAAATGTTGCTTCAAACTCTTGTCTAAATGCCTGAGTAGACATTGTTCGTTTAGCAGCATCAATTTCCTTTGGGTCTAAAAATGTATTATCTTTAGATGTAAATTGAAACGATTCCCAGTCTTCTTCGTTTTCCTCTAGTTGAGCATCTAGCCATAGTTTATGAAAGTGGTTTTTACCTGATGGTGTTCCAATAAATAATGCACCACCTTTAACATCTGCTAGTGTAGGACGTAATATCATTTCCCACACTTCCGGTTTCATTGAGGCGTATTCATCCATCACAACGTAGGAAAGACCTACACCTCGTAACGTATCTGGTCGATCACTTCCCTTCAAATAGATTTTACGATCATTGATAAGAGTAATGGTTGCAGTATTTTCATGAGTGGATTTTATTACGTCTTGGCCGATAGTTTTTAAAATGCCCCATAAAATATCTTTAGCTTGTTGAAATGTTGGGGCTACGTAGAATACATCTTTATCAGTAGACTGTAATGCTTTGATGATTAACATCCAAGCTGCTAAGTATGATTTACCAAATCGTCTGCCACAGCTTGCTATTTTAAATCTTTTTTTATTTTTAAAGATTTGCATTTGAGCGGGGTGAAGCTGGACATTTAGATCAGTCATCCTGCTGCTCCAGAATTTCCCCCTCTATCGTTTTATATTCCTCTTCCTCCTGCCGTTCGATTGCTTTTACAGATTCAACAATAATGTTAATGCCTAAATCTTCATGCTCATGTCTTATTTCAACAGCCTTGGAAACTGGAATGATACGATCTAGACACATCTTAAGGCAGTGCCTATCGCCTTCTAAAGCTAACTCTATAACTTTGTCTACAATCTCTGGACCTTTAACGGACATAAGCTCTCTGGATAGCTTAGTATACTTGTTAAGTGATCCCTTTGGCCGACCCTCTGGATTTAAAGACGGCATACCTTTGTAGAAGTTAGGGTTACCCTTTTTCTTTTTTTCCGGTTTATCCTCCTCAACAGAGGAACCATCTTTTTTGTTAGACATATCAATACCTTATCTTTACCCGTTAAACTTTTTTCTTTATCTTTTAGATAAACTGTAACGGAAGACATCAACTTAAGTGTATTTAAGTGGGTGAGAAATTTAACTTAATGATAATAATTAAAGTTTGATCTCGATTGCTTAAGTTCCACTTAAGTTATCATTTAATGTATAGCTACATTATAACATATTTTAAGACTAAAGTCAACCCCCTTTGGTTTGTACCCCGATTTTCCACTCTTGTCAAGCATTAAATTTACATGGGTGATAGTTATTTTATAATGTCAAGTCCAAATTCCTTCCCATGTGGGCCTGAGTGTATATAAACAAAGTGCTGTCCACATGGGTCCCTCCCCGGTAGTCATTAGACCATAAAAAACAAGGCGCGTCAAGCCACAAATGTTTCATTATATGAAATACCCAGGCATTGCTTTTGTGGATCATATGTGGCAGGAGGCGCGTTTCATCATGTGAAACACACAAGGCTTGCCAAAGTGAGAACAAAAGAGTATGCGATCTTGGATCATTGAGGTATATATATATTTAAAAGACACACACCACATACGTTTCACCAGGTGAAATACCAAGGGATTGCAAACGAAAACCAAAGCGACTAGGTTTAGATCATCAACAAACAAACACAAGGAAACGAGACAATGGCGACATTCAAGATCACACTACGTAAAGGCTTCCGTTCACCCAAGTATGGTTTCGGGGTTCATGAACTAAAATCAGGATATAGACTTGACGTACCTTGGCACAGTGTGGCAGTCTTTGGGGGCAAGTACGGACCAAAGGCGACTATTAGATCACTTAAGTCCGGCTTGAATATGATTATTGAAAACAATCGCAAGGGCCGGGTTCAAGTGAGGCATAACGTAGCCGCCTAAGATTATCAATGGATGCGCTAGGGTTGAGGTCCTAGCGTATCAATGGATAATCACTAGCAACGGAGAGAGTAATGACTGACAATACATACAATGGATGGTCTAACTATGAGACATGGCGTGTGAATTTAGAGATATTTGATGGATGGGAAACGGACGGGCAGGAAGTATGTCCGGAAAGTCTACAGGACATAGCGGCGGAATTTGTGGACATATCAGCGGAGGACGGGCTAGCGAAGGACTATGCCATGGCGTTTCTGAATGCTGTAAACTGGCATGAAATAGCGGAGCATATTAATACAATGAATGAGTGGGAAACGAGGAAAAATCAATGACACTTATCACAATTTTAACGCTTGCATTATTTGTCTTTAGTCTATACGTTTCACTAGACTATGAACAAACCCAGGCTGTACATAAACCGTTCATAAAATTATGGGCAATGATAAAGGAACATTAATCATGTCTATTGAAAACATCATAAGCGTATACCGCATGGCAACACCGGAAGAGAAACGCGATGGAATAGTGTGGTACGCAAACGCATATGCAGACTGCAAACGGATAGCGGTGGACTGTGACGTACCTATTCATATTGTAGTTGGTGTTGTTGCCGCACTATCACCTAATAATAAATGGGATAGAAACGTAACAAACGCTAGGGATTTGATTGAGGGATATTTAAATGGTGATCATGTTGAGAACATAAAAGTATCAACATATAACGCC